ATGATCGATATCAATGGTGCGATGACACCAGCCGCTCTTGTCGCTAAATTCTCTGAAGCTGGTATCATCATCTCCGAGCGGACACTCCGGGAGCGAGCTCGCCAGCTCGGCGCCTATCGGCTCGTTGGCAAAACAATGTTTTTTATGCCCGAAGATATCGAATTGATACTCGAAGCAGCGAAGCCACAACCGAAGGGACAAGCTACTGCAGCGGTGAGCTCCAATTGGACAGATGCAGACTCCCAAGCACTCAGGAAACGGCTCACTACCAAAACCAGGCCGTGTCGTGATTGAGGACAATCTCCTTCCAATTCGAGGCGGCGGCGGCTAGGAAGCTGATCGAGGAGCATTTGCGCCCGATAGATAAATCAGAGGGTCAACATTGAGCGACATTCCTTCAAACCAGCCACCGCCAATAACTGACGAAGAAGTTAAGCACGCACTGGCCTATCTGGCGAAAAAGTCCCAAGACTCTAAATGCCCGTTTTGTGGAAACGTTACATGGCTTTTCGAAAGTGTCGACCAGACAGACCGAAATTCACCACCTCGCCTTTCCTATGTAATGCTTGATAATCGGTCATTTTGGGATGCGGTGCCGGCTATTCCGGCCATAACTTTGACTTGCGACAATTGCGGCTTCATCCGACAGCACAACGTAAATATGATCGTAGGGAAAATACGAAATGGTGGATAAATCAGGAAATGATAACTATCATCCTGGAGACACCAGCAATGTCGTCCAACTTCGTGCTGGCAATACGAGCGGTGGTGGCTCGTCTGGAGATGGTGAAATGGAAGGCCGCGTAGCGAAACTCGAAGCTGACGTAGAATATATGCGTCGCGACGTATCAGAATTGCGCACCGATATGCGTGATGTGCGCGACCGCCTGACAAAGATCGAAAGCACTATGGCGACAAAGGGCTTCGTGTTTACGGTCTACACAATCATCGCAGCGTTGCTCGGCGCGATCATTTTGTTTCAAACTCAGATACAGACCATTATGGGCGTTCACCTCCCCTGATCTCCTCGTCCAACATCATCCTTCATAGCCCGCTTCGGCGGGTTTCTTTTTGGCGCGGCCCACATATTGAACCTCAATACGACGACACTTCCAAGTCGCTTTGCAGAAAGCTTGACCGGCAGGCCGCTATTCTCTTTTACCCAGAGCCCAAAATGATTAATGACATTTGCGTTTTGATCAGTCGGTAAAGCTTACTCTTCCTTGAGCAAAATATGCCGAAGCATCGTCTAATCTTCGATAGAACGACATAATAACTTTTGCAGTTGCTAAAGGATGGTGATCCGTCAGTTGCGCCACGGTATCGAAGTCAGGTGCTGTCATTAAAACAGAAAGCTTCTTTACCTCTGCGTTGATGAAGTCATCGACGGCATCGATATGAATATACGTTTCAACGCTTTGCTTAAGATACTTATTTTCAGATAGATACTTATAAATACTATTATATTGACGAGATATATCGGGTCGGCTACTCAAGAAGTTAGGGATTATTGCCTGCATCTCAGTAAACAGCTCGTCCTCACCGCGGATTTCTACCGTTCCGGGTGATGCGTAGCTAATTTTCTCTAAGCCTATTCGTTGAGTTCGTTGCAGCTTCTCAGTGAGCTCTTGGAAAAAGTGGACATAGCTGAAGCCACCTTGAAATGGCTTTTCTCTAAATGTTTTACCGATAGAAGCACGAGCGGTCGTTGCAAGACCTGCGTTCTTCCAATTTTTCAACGCTGCAATAAATGCGTAAACATCCGTATAGCGCTGATAGAAATTCCCAAATTCCGGCATGTCCCACTCGCCATCAACGACGAGGACTTCCTCATCGGACGCGAGTGGTTCAACAGCGATCTCTTCGGTATGATATGTCGAAAATAGCCTAGCCTCAGGCAGATAACGCTCTGGCAATGGCTCTGTGAATGGCTGCATTGAAATCTGATTATCGACCATCGACAACAAGTCGAACAAGTAAAACAGCCGGTCAGATCGATAGGTGTAGAGATATCGCAGATCGCAGTTACCGTCCATGTAAGCCTGCCAATCTCTTTGGGGAACAGAGACGGCAAGAAACATCATCTTGGTAGGATTATCATCGGGAACGGCTATTGCGACAATTGGGACCTTCCGATCCCTCAAAAGAATGAGCTGGGGCTCATCCGCATAAATCAATGTGGTCGAGAATTCAGCTTTCCGTTTCCTTGGTATCTTCGGAAGCTTCATAGCTCGAACATGCCTGTAATTGCGGTTGAAACATCGAATGTATCATACATCCAAAAATCAACATGCTGTCTTTTGCCAAACTTAGATCTCCCAGACCCAATGGGTATATGGAGCTCCGCAAGGTGAGTGATAGTTTCCCTTTTTTTGGGCATCCGTGCGATACGCTCGGCAGCTTCCTTGGAAATAAACAGCGAGCAAGACGAATAGTGGCAATCGTCTACTGTCGATGGTTTCGGCAGCCCAAGGCGCTGATGGGAATAGTATTGTTCCACGCAAAAGGCCGATGAATCCACGAAACGGTAGGCCGGTCCAAAAGCCTGATCTAGTGCTTCTGCAGGAGGACATTGATCTGGTAACGTTTCGAGATAGGCCATTTTTTCCCCATTTTTCCTAGGCGATAACGCAACGAATCGTTTTCATCAACATGAGTAAATTCAACCAAGGCGGGCACTTCAACTAAGTATAAGTTTGTATTGAGATATTTTTTTATTGTTTTGAACGATTTGCCTGGAACTACTGAAGGTATGTGAGCCACCCAATACGAGTTAAGCTGCCTTCGCCACCCGCATGCACTCCTCGATCATACCAGTCGGGTACCCACTGGTCTTTCAGGTCCGTGTAAGCGAGCGGCGGTAAAATTGGATTGTGCGAACACTCGTGCCCCAAAACCGAGGTCCGCACAGGGAGGTCCTTTCAATGGGCCTTTGCAGCTCTGTCTCAACGCCCCGAGGCATAGCCGTTTCCGTTTGCTACCCGCATGCAGCTTGATAAGATCCTATGACGCCGGAACCCGAGGCAACCCCTCAGGTTTTCATTTGCCTATTTGCCCATGCAGTAGCCGGAGAAACAGTAGCGTGAGGGATGTATATGCAGGAAGGCTGGAAAACTGTCGCATCAAAATCGCTGGTGAAAGATCGCTGGATTGATCTTCGCGCTGATCAATGTGTCACGCCGAACGGTCAGGAAATAAGTCCGTATTACGTCCTTACATATTCGGATTGGATCAATGTTGTAGCGATCACGCCCGACGAGCAAGTATTGCTGACAAGGCAATATCGACATGCTGCGGGCCAGGCATTCTGGGAGATTCCCGGCGGTGGCATCGACCCTAATGATCCTGACCCGTGTTCAGCCGCTGGCCGGGAGCTCGAGGAAGAGACCGGCTACCGCGCCGAAAAAATCGAACTCGTCACGACCCTTTTCCCTAACCCTGCCTCGCATACCAACCGACTCCATACGTTCCTTGCCAGCAACGTAACTCCAATTGGAACACAGCAGCTTGAAGCCGGTGAAGAGGGGCTGACCGTGCATAAGATGCCGGTTCGGGAGCTTGTTGAACGACTTCACGATGGGTTTCTTGGCCAAGCCCTTCATACGTCGTCCGTCCTTATGGCCCTTCTGGTGTCAGGCCGGATAAAAGCGGCCCTTCCCTGAAATGGAACTGAACTGTTCCGTAGGAGGATGACCGCTTCGGGCCGGGGCCGTCGACGATGGAGCCGAGTGCCATGAGCTTCCAACTTCTGACATCATCGGCGTGGCCGCACATCACTTTTGCGGATGTATCCAGGCTATGATTTTCAGCACGTTTTCATAGAACGACACCGCGCCGACCATAATGGCGAGGAAACCCAGAATAACCCAGCGCATGAAACGCCCCACGGTCTTTGTCGAGCGCACAAGCTCGAGGCCGTCCTTCAGCAATTCGATGTCGTCCTCCCGAAGCTGGGAAAGGAATTCCTGTGTTTCGGAAGGCAGCTCATTGAACCGATTGGCGGGAAGTGCTGTGGGGTCCATAGTCGTCATCTCGTTTCTTTCAGTGGGGAATAGACATCAGGCCAGCGGCGATCGCGCATGCAAGCGCGCCGGCGGATAAGAAGAAGAGGATGAGGCTGATGCGCGCCAGCATCACCAGCACTTTTCGGAATGACCGAACCTATTGTGGGCCGCGACTTGGTTGGCAAACGGTCGATCCGTTTGCAGGATCGTTACTGACGTCGAGAGACTTGGCTGGAGCTTCTGCCAGCCGTCGCACGCATTCTGCGGTGTCGGCGTCTGACAGCCCGAGATCAGAGCACAAAGAGGGAGCAGCAGCAGTAGACACCTGGTCATTGACCACATTCCTTTCGCGGAGAAGAGTTACCGATTTGGAGAGAGCGGCTGCGGCCGCCATTTGCTTGCCTTCGCCCTGCCCTATCCAGCGGGCCGGATAGAAGACGATCGCGGCGCCCAACACGAGGCCAATGCCGATTTTGAGGTAGTCGAAGATCCCGAAACCGAACATGATCAAACCCCCGAGCGGCAAAGTTCGCCTTCGCCAACACGCGTCGGGTCGCCCATGCCGCGCCGGTTATCGAGCCCAATGCGGAATTTACCTCCCGCCTTGTTCCATGCTCGAGCCGCCTCGCAGCTCGCGACGTAGTCCGGGCGCTGGCTCAGTCGCGCAGCATCGTTGACAATCCGTGCCGCCGTCGAGCCGCACGCGCCACCTGTCCCGATATTCCAAGAGAGCGAGAGCATCATGCCGCGCCAGGCGAGCGGCTGCTTATCCCAGTTGGCGATGCAAGCAACCAGCGCCGGCCGGTACCGCTTCTCCATCTTCATCGCTGTGCGCTGATCGCACCCAGCCGGCGTTTCGACCTGTCCAGGTCGAACATCGTCAGTATCGCCGTCGCATATGGTCATGACCGGCGGCTTGGCGATCCGGTCGAGATAGGCGACGAGCTGGCGCCCTTCCCACGGCATCGCGGTCTTGATGGCAAGCGCGACGTCATCATGAACCTTAGGCTGCCCTGGGAAAATCGTGACATAGCCACCGATAGCGACGGCGACGATAGACGCAATAAGGGCCCTCGCCCGCGGTGTGGCGCGGAGCTTATTGATCGGCATCGATATCACCTTTCAGATTTTCTTGAGCAACAAGGCGGGAGATCAGAGCGCCGCAGGTGACGAGGCCCGACAGGGCGGCGAAGATGCCGCGCGGGATCGTGACGACTTGATCGATGATCGGGAGGGCGATCTCACAGCCGGAGAGGATGCCGGCCGCGACGATGAACCGGATGCTCCACGCACGGCGAAGCACCCGGCCCGCATCCGGGACGAGTTTCAGTTTCATTTGTGACCCTGGAGATTAAAGCGCGGCCGCAGCCGTGAAGAAGTCGTCGATCTGCTGATCGGTAAAGCCCATGGCCGAAAAGCCAGCGGCCATCATGGGTTCCGTCCGGACGAACGACCCGGAATATTCATAGGCGATCTGCACCGCCTTGGACTGGCTGGCAATCCATGCGTCCACCTGATCAAGCAGGCCGGCGGCGAGAAGCTGGAGCTTGAACTGGCGAGCGGATACAGAGGCAGGAACCTGAGGAACATTGAGCGTGGCACGGAAGGCCTCGAATTCAGCCTCTTCCTCTGCCGTCATTTCGATTGTTATGCCGTCGACAATCTTAAACATCACGGTTTCCCATAAAGTCTGGCATAGCCAGAGGTGAACGACCCGCTAGATAGCGCAAGCACGAACGCGGTAATTGCCGTGACGGACACGCGCCTATTGAAGCAGAGCGTCATGACATCTGCCGCAGCGGAATTTCTCGTTACAATGGTTCCGAATATTGTTGGCCAGGAGCCATTGCCGCCGACATCAATGTTGATGTGCGCAGACAAACGGGGGGATGCGGCGACAATGGTTCCCGTGAGAGAGGCAATATTTGATGCCACTGATCCGGCCGAGACCGTCGATCCTGTCGCCCCGATGTTGTTGATTGTGTAATCACTCGCGCCGTTGTCCCATGGCGCGCCCCCTGTCGTGGACGTCTGTATGTATAGGACAGTCGCGGCGGTGGCATTGACCTGGCTTAGGATAAGCTCGAATTGCCTATACGCGGCCGGCAACGTAAAACCGATGTTCGTCGCCCCCGAGAGAGCTACTTCGGAGCCGATTTGCATTCGTCCAATTGCTAAAACCGTTTGAGCTCCGGCGACCGACGAGGCGCCAGTCCCACCGGCTACAACCGGCCTGGGCACGTTCAAATCAGTCGCCAAATCCTGATTGATGCCGTTGACGACAGCGCTTTGGATGAGGGTGTTGGGCGTGAACGAGCTACCTGGCGGCAGCGAGTACACCCCTGATCCGTTTCTTGGCATAGGCATCTCCATAGAAAAAGGCGCCCTAATGAGCGCCTTGACGAGAAGTTGAAAATATTGCTTCGATATTCGCGCGGTATTCCCGCACGATCGAGGGCTAAATGCGAAAAATCCTGCTGTCTGTCGCCGCGGTAGCGGCTCTCACTTCCTGCGTTTCCTCCGCAGACGAAGACGTGCCGACGCCTGCCGGACAGGTGCTGCATCAGGCGAAATGCAATGGTTCACCAAATGGCTGCATGAAAACTGCCGCCAAGACCTGTCATGGCACCTATCAAGTTGTCGACAGCTCTTCTAACGCCGGCGGCCTGATCGCCGATATATTGCCTGGCCCAATCACGTGGTACAGAATGAGCTATCAATGCGGTAAATCTGACGGACGCATGCCAACGTTTGCCTTCCGAGGGCAGCAATACACGCCCGCGCCGGTCGTCATAAATCAGAGCGCTCCCTCCCCGCTTCGCACAACGAACTGCAACCGGTATGGGAATAATGTGACCTGTACGAGTTACTGACGTCAGCCCCATTGCGAGGCACTCAGAGAAGAGATATTTTCTCGTCCATGACCCAAGATCGAAAAAACCTGCTGATCGCCATTTGCTTAGTTATCTTCGCCGTAATGATGGCTGGGTTGACCTGGTTCTTGAGGTTTATGGGTTTGGAATTTGTGCTTGGGGCTGTTTTCGGCGTTTCTCTTATGCTCGGATGCTTCGGCATCATCTCCCGAGAATTCCGCAACCTATCGTAAAGTCTGTCTTCCAGCACCCTGCACGACTGCATTGATAAGGTTCTGTACGGCAGGATTTGCCGTAGAACCGGATTGTTGAGCGCGAGAAATCAAAGCCTGTACGAGCTGATCGCGCGGCGTGCCGGTTGCAACTGAAAGCTCTCCGAGTTCATTTGCAAACCGAGCTGCTTTTTCCCCTGCATTGCTCTCTAGCATTGCATTGATGATCTTTTTGCCGGTGCGCGCGACAACGCCGATGGCAGTCAAGTCGCCAGGAATTTCCTTTGGCTTTCCGGTGGCGTCGAGAAAATCACCAAACCGGCCGGCCATCGCCGTGTCAGACCCTCGCGTGACGCGATTTGCCGTGTCGCCAAAGACGGTTTCTCGATCGATCGCATTTAGCGCGTTATTCGCGTTGTCCTCTCCGAACAGCATCCCGAGCTTTTGACGGTTCCAGTCTCCCTCCCCTCGAACAATATTGCGCAGCGCCGTCGTATCGATAGCATTCGTGCCGGCTGCTCGGTCGATTTCGGCGCGGACGCTTTGCTGCATGCGCGTGGGTACGCCGGATGGACCGATCTGCTGCCCTTGAGGCAAAGCGCCCTGTTGCAGCATATCTTGAACTTCCTGTGGGCGCAGCGCAGTTGCCTGGTTATTCAATATCGGGCGTCCCTGCTGCAATGCCTCACGCTGGCGCGCGAGCTCGGCATAAGCAGCGTCCGCATCTTTGATGCCGGGAACCGCCTGTGTCAGACCGTCATCGATCATCTGTCGCGCTTCGCTCAATGCCCGGAGCACCTTCGGATCGGTTTCGCCCGTAAGCATCCCGTCAATGGCCTGGCGAGTTTCGAACATCACGCGCGGGTCTGTCGAAAGCTGATCGCTACCGTTGACATTGAGCATGCCTCGTACGCGGGAAACGGCTGCCTGCGCTGGCCCACGAAGCTGGCTCGCATCCTGCGTCAACGCCTGCGCAATCGGCTGGGTGTTGAAAGGCTGCGCATTGGCGAAGGCTTCCCGGTACAGCGGCATCACCTGTTGCTGGCTAGCCTGAAGCGTCTGATCGACCTGCGAAGGGACAACCGCCGAGCCGAGAGAGGAATCGAGATCGCCGGCCAGCCGAGCGTTTGCCTGCGCCTGGCGCGCCATCAGAGGTTCGACAATCGCATCTCTGGTTCCGGGTCGAGTAGCCGCACCGCGTGCCACGCCGAGCCATTCGGGCGAGACATCGGCCAAAGTGGCGTCTGGACCAAGGCGCGCCAATTGCGCTTGCTGCGCCGCTATTTTTGCCGGGTCGGATAGTTCCTGCGTCACATAATTTCGCGCGGCACCGGAAAGGTCGGAAATCGCGTCGGATGGCTGAGTGAAATACCGGACGCCAGCACCTACTGCCTTTCCGATAGCCGGGCCTGCTGCCCCCGCTACCAAGCCAATCCCGCTTCCGAGCGCTGTTTGCTTCGCATCCAGATCCGACCGAATGGCTGCATCCGTTCCGCCGATGCCTGCCCCCGTCACACCAGCAACAACTGACCGACCCAAGATCGGACCCGATCCAACCCCGAAGGCTGCGGGGGCTGCCATCATCGCAGGTACTGTACCTGCAACCCCGCCAGCGATATTCAGACCGGTATCGACATATGGATGCTTTTCGTGAAACGACGCATCCTTGCCCTGCTGGATGTCCATCGCCTGTTTATAGCGATCGGCGAAAGTCTCCCCGGGCAGCTTCTGAAAACTGTCGGGAAGCATCGGATCGACGATCGGCGCCAGCGCAGCGTTTGTCGCGGCGTCCATCTTGTTGAGCAGACCGCCGATGATTGGAACACCGGTCGCGAACGAGCGCGAGGCATTGTCAGCGGATAGGCTCCCATCCTGAGACTGTGGCTCCCCCTTGATGAGCCTCGCCATGCCGGTATCCGTATTTCCGGTCAAACCTGCAGGAGCGCCGCCCTGCGACTGAAGCTGTTTCACGGCCAGATTGACCGACGCGTCGTCGGGCGCGTCGATCTGGAACGTTTGGCCATTCATCTCGATCTGGTAGGTGGGCATTACTTGCTGATCCTCCTGATCGTGACGCCGGGAATATCGGTGGGCACATTCATATGGTCAGATGGAAGCGGGTTTTGGCCGCCGTCGGAGAGCTTCTTCCGATAGTCGTTGAAGCCCTGGTACGGGTTTGGCAGTTGGCGGATCTGCTTCTCTGCTTCCTGCCAGCTAAGTCCACCTTGGCCTGCCGGCAGGAAGGACTTTGCAGCAATCTCAGCAGCCGCCATCTTGTGCTGCTGAACCGACGCCAGCGTAGATGTGATGATCTGGTTGCCGCCCGGTTGGTTACCGATCGATGGCAAGCTGTTCAGGAACATCTTTACGTCGGTATCGGACGAAGAACCCGACCCGGCTGGGCGCATGCTCGGTGCCAACCGGTCGATGATTGACTGATAAGCCTGCGTTTCGCCAAGTCCTTCTACGTTGATCCCCAATGCCTGAGCGTAAGGGCCAAGAGCCGCCTTGAACTGCGCGGTTTTCCCGGTCCCGATCATCGGGCCAAGGTCGGCAAGCTGCTGAACATCGCCGAGCATCTGGGATGCACCATTTCCGTCGCTGACGTAGCCGCCCATGCGCGTTGCGGCTTCCTCGTCTGCCTTGATCTGGAACTTCGAAGAATTGTCGCCAGTGTTGATGGTCGTTGCGCCGGCTTTCTTCAATTCTTGCTGATATTGCAAGGGGCCTAGCGGCGTTCTGCCGGCCTTCACCTCGTTGTTGCGATAATACTCATAGTCATGGATATCGTTCGTCACGCCGACATTTGCGGCCTCGGCGTTCGTCTTCGCGAGATTGGCCTGTTGCAACGGATCACTTTGCTTAAGCTGCTGGTTATGATCAGCCAAGGCCAACTGCTGTTGTGCATCGAACTTCATCTTCTGCTCTTGTGCCGCAAGCGTAGCCTTGGTGTCCGGCGAGATTTCGCCGAGATGCGCGGCCTCGTACTGAGCCTTGGCAAGCGTCGCCTGATACTGCGGATCCTGCTGCTTGATATACTGCTCCATCTGAGCCTGATACAGCGCCTGCCCCTTGCCCATTTCGTTCTGGAACATCACGCCAGCCATTTGGCGCACTTGCGGTGATGCATTCGGGTTCATCATTGCCTGCATCAGAGCTTGAGCACGTGGACTATTGGCAAGCACATTCGGAGCCTGCGGAGGAGCGCTTTGCATGGCTTGAGCGAGCCGCACGCGCGGTGCTTCCTGCGCTGGAGCCGCCGCCGGCAGTCCGCCGACGGGCGACGGCGAAGGGATCGGCACTTGCTGACCTGCGGGGAGCGCGCCAGCGGTGGCATCGCTCGGAATAGCGGCGGCTGCAGGCTGCCCATTCGTCGGGCCAAGCGAAGCCGTCTGTATCGGGTCGGCGCCGGCTGGTGCCATCTGCTGGTCGATCGCCTGCGCGGCTGGAGTAGCGGGGACAGGCTCGCGATATGCCGTTGTTACCATCGGATCGCGATAGCCAGGCGTTGGCTGCGGACCAAGCATCGCCTGCATCTGATCCGGAGAAACCTTGCTCATATCCGCCGGGTTAGCAGTAGGTAGCGGCGGCGGTACCGCGGTGCCCACAGGATTCGGCGCGTTGCCAACGGGCATGCCGGCCGACGGATCGAGCGACGCTACCTGTGTTGGTCCAGCGGCGGGCGCAGCTATAGGCGTCGGAGCAGATACGGGCGCGGTGGAAGCGCCAGCCTGTGCAAACTGTGGCAGATAGCCATTCGCCAAGGCGAGACGATGCGCGGCGTTCGCATTCCCAGGCTCGTTATAGCCCTTGAACGCCCACGCGTTGTTCATAATGTTCTGCGCTTCCGTCACACTCTTGGCGTTGTTCAGCGCTGAAATTAGCTGAGGGTTTTCCTGAAGGAAGAATTGGCCCTGCTGCTGAGGGGTGCCGTTGGTGCCGCCCGCAAATTTCTGCAGGTTAGCCAGACGCGGTCCGTTCCACGACATGATGCCGCCGGCGTTATTCTTGCCGTCGTTCCACGTGCTGCCAGCATTCTGAGGAGACCAACCGCTCTCTGCCTTTCCTGTCGCTGCGATAGCCGCGAGACCATAGGGATTGGTAACAGCGAGCTTCTGACCGCCTACGTCATAGCCGCCCTTCACTGTATCGAGGAACTGATTCTGGATATCGTTTGCCGTGCCGGGAGCGACAGCGGTCGTGGTTGCTGGGCTGCTGGCTGCCATTTCAGTCTGAGCGCCAGAAGCCGGAACACTATTATCACCGAAGATCTTCGACAGAAATCCACTGGATTGAGCCGGAGGCGTATAAGGTTGCCCGGTCATTGCGGCCATCAGCTGGCCATTGGCGGCCTGCTCCTGCTGCGCCTGCCGGCGAGCGGCAAGACCGCCCATGAGAGCCTCAGAAAGGCGAGCCACACCTTGCCATGGCGATTGAATAGGCGTCGACTGCATGCCCTGCTGCATCATTGCGGCAGCCAACCGGCGCCGAAGATCCACAGCAGAAGAGCTTTCGGTCTCGCCGGCGGCAGGATTGAAATTGAAGGACATTAAGCGGCCCTCTCGTAGTTGACCATCATGAAGCCGCCAGGGCCCTCAGAAACAGCATCCGGACGAAGCGCGGCAACCTCATCTGCCATGAAGCCGGTTGATGGCTCGCCCCAGATGTAATCGAAGGCATAGAGACCGAGGCCGCTCGCCATTTCGTATATTTTCCGGATATTCGTCTTCAGGCGCCGATCGGACATCGCCCAACCGCCAAGCAGCGACGAGCCGAGGCCGAACAAGCCGCCCATGGCAGCATTCGATTGCTGGGCCTGCGTATTGTAGGCGCCCACCTGATTTTGATAATTCTGGTTGACGAGGCCGGCATAATCGACGGTCGGGATCGTGCTGCTTGCCGACGAACCCGCATAAGTCGGCTGTGTGACCTGAGAGCCGCTGAGAAGCGACGAAATTTCGTTGATCGGTTGGTTGCGCTGCGTCAAAATTGACTGTTGGGCGTTATTGTACATGTCGCCCAAGTATTGGTCGGATGCAGCTTGCTTGTTGGTCGAGAAATCACGCATGGCATTCGAATAGGCCTCGGAACCGAGTTTAACACCCTGGTCTGCGAGTTGCTGGCTGAGGCTGGACTGGCTGCGGTCCCATTGATTGTTGAAACCGCTCTGCCAATGGTCGTTGACATATTTATCGATGTTTTGAGCGCTGAGATCGATAGGCTGATTGAGGTAATCGACCATCTTGGCAGATTGCTGATTTGCCAGCGTGCCAAGATTGAGCTCCGCACCTTGCGTCTGGTCTAGGATTTTCTGTTGCTCGGGAGAAAGCGTCTGCGTCGCGGTGTAAGTCGGGACGTAATATCCTTTCGTCGAAGACCAATCATCCGGGGTATAGGTCTGCTGAGTTGTTTTCGAAGCAGTCCCTGGCTTCGTCGAATAAATAGGCTGTCCATTTTTGTCATATCGAACGACGCTGCTCGTAGTTGCTGGCGTCCCGGGCACAGTCACGTCACGCGTCGGAAGGGACGTGTGATACTGCCCGGAGCTATCGGTCCAATACTGCTGCCCGTTGGGATCGGAGATAAAGCGTTGGCCGGTCTGGTTATAAGTCAGGTTCCCATATGGGGTTACCTGATTAATATTGTTCATCGCAGCATTTGCTTGAGCCGTGGCAAGATTCGTACCGGTCTGTGCAGAAGCGGTAACTTGCGGGTCCGGTGGGGTGGGCGCCTTAGGGGTCGATACCAAAGGGAAACTCCTCTTTCAGGATGCCATAGAGAAGACCATCGCAATCGCCGAAATAGAGGCGTTGACGTCCCTCTAGTTTGGCACCGAGTCTTTGAAGTGATTTCTGAGCCTTGAAGTTGTCGGCCCTGGTTCTGAACGTCGCGCGGCGGCAACCGAGTTGATTGACCACATATCGAAAGGCCGATTTCATCAGCAAAAGCGAAAGACGGTCGGCAGCAAGCGAAACCTCGACATCGTGAGCCGTCCATACGTTGAAGACGTAAGCGCCGATCAGCTTTCCATTTCTGAATTCACCGATCGCCGTGTATGGCGGCGAGAAGCTGACCCCAATCCTGGCACCAACCCACGCAGCGATATCCTCCCGCGGCTCTGTCACGATCAAACTGGCTGGCCCTTCTGGAAAAGAATGGTCCCACCGACGACGCCTGCTTCAGATATCGTGGAGGAGTCGCCTGATATCTGCGCGCGAATGACCGGCGCCAATGCGACCCCGGTGGCAACAGCGGTAGCGTCCTTTCGTCCCGTGTTCGCGCCAACGAAATAGGCCTGGTCCCATAAAGAGACGTCCCATGTTCCGGGATTTGACGTCGGCAGCAGGTTCGCAAGCGCCTGCGGGATCGAAACCGAGTAATCTGCCGAGACACCAAGATAGAAATTTGTCGATGGGCCGGATTGCAGATTGGCGCCGATCATGGTCGCGTATTTAGGAGAAATTCCGTCCCCGAACGTCTGCCATGCGCCGACGGCTAAACAATCGATCGGATTGCCTGTGTCATTCGATCCGACTTCAGCTTCCACGACATTGCCGATTGCCGTTCCGAAGAAAACTCGATCCTGCCATGTTCCCCAGCATGTGGATGGCAGTCCGATGAACCGACACCATGCCCCCGTTTCGGTGTTCATGACGTACTGGGTGGGGCCGCCCGTGTCCGGAAGATTGACAATTGCCATGCGGCGACGCGGGAATCCGAGCAACTGCCATTGGTCGGACGACGTGCCTACGTCCGTCAGCGTCTGCAGCCAAGTCGGCGCAATCTTTGCTGTGATGGAGCCGAGATCCGTCGCGCCGCGGTCGAGCTGGACGGCCTTGGTGATCGGAATGATGCCGTCCGTGGTCATTATCGCGAGATCGGCGCCGACATTAAGCAGGCATCGATCATAACCGAGCGGCTTGCCGAGCTTGAACGTGCCGAGAAGCGTAAAGCCGCTTGCCGTCGTCGGATCTGATCCCTGATAAACAATGACCTCGCCTTCAGAGGAGATCAACACCAGGCATTGCGTAATGCCGGTCTGGACAGGGATAGACCACACGCCCATTGCGACAAGAACGCCGCCGTATTTCATGCTGCTGCCGACCGGGAACGACGTCGCCGCACCACTCACTGCGTCAGTGGCAAGATACCAGATCTTCGTCGTGTTCTTTTCGATGAACCAAAGGCGAGATCGGTATGCGACGACGACCGACAGATTGTTCGCCGTCAGCCCCGTCCCGGTAATCGCCGTCGTTGCCCAAGTCGTACCATCGTAAAGGAGCGGCGTATCGAGGCCGTTGACCAGTCGAAGAAACGATCCGCCGGCGTTGGTATACTGCTGGACGGACCAACGGGCACCGGTCTGTCCAGTTAACACTAAAGAGGCAACCCCTGCGCCCGAGATGTCATAGATCTGCGATCCGGCAGCGGCGAACAGTTTGTTGGAGGCGCCTGAATAGGGAATGATCGTCTGAACGGTCGCACCCATACCGGTGGCCCAGAGCTTTGAGCCATAGCGCGCCCGGATACGATTGGACTCCGGGAAGAAATTATCCAGCTGGTAAGCAGCGTCCTTCGGCATGTCGGCGATTGTGACATCTGTCCGCCACCCACCGATCATGGCTTTCCACGGCGCGGAATCCGATACGCGGTTCATACCCCTGGATGGGGCGGGTCTCCTCACCATCAGGGGTTCACCGTAACAATACCGGGCCAATAATTATCCGGAACATTTCCGCGATTTGTCTTTGACAACGAAAATGCCGTCGAAGCGCGATCGGAACCAATTTCAGACTCTTTGGCCCGCTCGAAATTATCCATCTCCTCGGCATAATCGAGGCCCTTTGCCCGCTTCCAGCGCCACATGAGGGAAAGCTCGAGCAGCGATTCCGAGAAGCCACGAACCGTGTCGGCATCATTGGCCCACGTCGTTGCGTAGGTTGAACCGCCGTTGACCACCACCCACGCATTCGAGATGTATTCGTAGCTCAGGGTTTCCCCGATATTGTTGGGATAGAATGCGAGCTTGCCACCCAGCATGCGCCAGATCTGCGGGACAGGGTTCGAATTGATGATGACGTTGCGTTGCCATGCCTGAGCGTCGACAGGACCATTCAACTGCCATAGGCGCGAGTTATTCCAGATCGCGCCGTTGTCGATGAAGCGCTCCCAGTCGGCCGGCGGCTCGGCCGGCTCCGGTATCACGCCGGTCGCGGTAAACGAGCGCCTGACCACAAGATCAGACCAGTCGTGATCCCGTGCAAGCGCATAGGCCGCTCTCTGCGATAACTGCTTGAGCTGCATCACAGTCGGGTCTGGGTTCGCTGCGACGAGGCCCGGGATCTGAACGGATAGCTCCGCGCACACGTTCTGAATAATAGTTAACAAACTCATGCGCGGATCTCGATCTTAAAGTTCAAGGGAGTTTTCTTTGGCGGCCTTCGGAGGCCGGCCGGGACCGCGCCGTTCTTCATTGGCGAAGCGATCGTTGATTTCGGAAAGCTGCCGCTTCAGGTCGGCGATATCATCGCGCAATGCTGAATTCTCAGCGGCAAGCTTGGCACCAGCGGCTCCATCCTTCGCAGCGTCGAGATAAGCCTTTGCCTGAGCGACGAGTTCGTGCGCGCCCATGCCCAAATTCTGCTTCATCGTGTCGGACAGATTGGCGAGACCTTCGACCGTGTAGATCTCGATAGCCTCAAGCTCCTTGATCTGGCTTGGGCGCAGGATCGGCCACTGTGATAGCGGCGTGCCGGTGATCTGCTCGCGGCCCTTCATGCCATTCTTGAACCGATCGTAAACCTCGTGAAACCGCTTCTTGTCATATTCGGTTGCCTCACGATAGACTTCCGAATTCTTGTCGCCGGCAACGACGATCCGGACAAATTCGCGATCCTCGAAGATCGGACGACCGGCTTCCGTCGACTTGAACGGCTGGTTGACTGCTTCGATGCTGAACTGTGCGTAAATTCCTGCGTTTTCCATGGTCTATCTCGCTGTTGATGGCGGGTGAAAAAAGAGGCCCCAAAGGGCCTCTAGACGTTGCTGGGTGAATTTTCCTGCGGTGCCGCTTAGTTGGTCTTGGCGATGTACGGCCACATCAGGCGTGCCTCGACGACGCCGGTTGCGGTGATGGTGATCGCCGTACCGTTCGCCGTGGCGTTGTTGTTCAGAGTCAGGCTCTGGACAGTGCCGGCCGGTGTGTAGGTAATACCGGTGATCGTCGTCGAGCCGGGAATACCGGTGCCTGCGACAGATGCGCCAAGGAATGGCCCGGAGAGGTTCGAAGCGCCGCCGAGGAGGGTCAAGACGTTGGACCCGTTGACGGTGGTTGCCGTGAACGTGAAGTTCGCAGCCTGGAACGAAACAGGGGTGATCTGCTTCGTCCCGACCGTGGCCGAGGCCGGCGCATTTGCCTGCCCTGCCGTGGTCGTTGTTTCGGCGATAACGAGTGCCGCCGTAACAGTGCTTGTGAGAGAGGGTGCCTGCCCTGCCCGCTGTACCCAGATGTAATAGACACCTGCCGCGAGGGTAACGGTACCGACGGGGCCGCCGGAGATCGTCGGAGCCTGCATGGCACCCGAGAAGACACCAGCGCCATAACCGATAACGGCGGCTGCCGTGGTCAACAGCGTGGCGTTATAGTCCTTGTCCCACTGGAACCACATTCCGGGCTGCAGCGTGGTCGTCGAGCCGAGGGTGAGCTTGCAATAAACCCATTCGGCTTCGCTCGGCCCCCAGCAAAGGGTACCAAGGGCGAACTGAGGACCGAGAATACCGGAACCAGCTACGATCGGGCCTTCGACGACAAACGGATTTGCGCCGAACCGCTCGGTTTGAATCGTTGCGATAGACATATGCTATTCCTTTCTCGTCGACTTAGGCGGTCAAAACGCCCTGGAGGAAGGCGTTGTTCATCGTCATGTTGCCAGCCCAGCCCCAGAGGCGAATGGTCGCGTCCTGGTTGGGGGTCATGCGATCATCGCCGATCGGGTCGAAGTTGCGGTCGCGGTGGGGACGGAAGAAGAGGTACTTCGAGTTGACGAAATACATCTGGTTTGCCGGCGCACCGCCGCCGAAACCACCGTCGAAGACCACATCCGAGCCCATGTATTGGAGGGTATTGAAGCCCGCCATGCCATTGTCGGACGAGGTGATGCGCTGGATCGCCTGCAACGATTCCCAGTAGAGCCGGAAATAGTTGTTGTCGGCGACGATGAGGTCCGGCTTGTCTGCGCCGCGCGAGCAGGACAGATAAAGACGGTTCATGTAGGACTGGATGTTGGTGGTCGACGTGGCCGCGCCGCCATCCGAAGTACCGGAGAATTTCTGGTTGCGCCAGAAAGCCCAAGTAGCTCGGCTGATACCGCCGACGGTGCCCGAAGTCGGAGCCGTCGAGACCAGGAGCTGCAGGCCGCCGATCTGACGCCCACCGTCTGCGGTGCCATCGGAATAGCAGTCGAGAGCGATGTTGTTGGTCAGCGTCGTCTCGGCATTTTCGATACGGCCTTCGAGCAGATCGAGGACAGCATCTTCGCCGGAGTTCTGAAGCTGTTCCAGTCCCGAGATCGAGACCGCAACGGCTGCCTGCTTGTAGTCGTATTCGGCCGCCGTGATGACGTCCGAAGGCTGGATGTTGAGCAGGTCATACCCGGAATAGCGCTTGAAAGTGCTGTTTTCCTGATATTGCAGTTCCTGCACGATGGTACGGCCACCGGAAACCGGCTTCACCTTGCCGCGCGCACGCAGCTTGGCAAGCAGGCCATTGTTTTTTGTCACGTTGTCGGCGATCACCCCGGAACGATTCCGCAGGGTGGTCGTGACGATTTCCGAAAGGTTCGGAGAGATTGCCATGTTCGATCACCTTAGATCAGGCGCGATTTCCCTGTGTGCTGAAAGCCTGTTTCAGAGAGTCGCGAATTGAGGATGGCTGAACGGCGCCGGCGTCCTTACTGGGGCCAGGAGCGGAAGAGCCTGTGATGGATTTCGCGGCGCGCCGTGCTTGATCTGCCGGGTTTGCCTTGGGTGTTGCAGGAGCCGGTTGCGGTGCAGCTTGGTTGATGAGCTGAGACCGAATGTCCGGACGCATCCAACATGCGGTGTCGTAAGCTTCCTTGAGATCCTTGGCACGGCCCGTGCTGATTAGGGCGGCCATGTCGTCAATGAGGGCTTCGGCATGCACGTTGGCGGGGTCGGAAAGAAAGGCGTTGAGCTGAGTTTCAACATCTCGTTTCCGCAAAACTTGTTCGACTGTCTGTTCGACGTTAACGCGCGGCGCCGGGGCCTGCTGCGTCTGGGGGGGTTGCTGTTGCGGCGACTGCTGCATTTGTGCTGCCAGGCGGACAAGATCAACGCCGGCGATTTTCGCCACATGTATGACGGTGTTGACCGGATCGCGCTGCAATGAGGCTTCCCAATCGAGGGCACGCTTCATCGAGTCCGCAAATGTCGTGCCGGCGGCTTTCACGTACGGCGTGAACTGTTCGAGGCCTTTGTAGTCCTGCAGAACCTTGAAGCCATTGTCGACCTCCTGCTCGCGCTTGCTGATTGCCTCCTGCACATGGGGCGGCAGCGTGCCGAAGGATGCCTTTGCATCAGCAGACCAGCCCGGAGGAGGCTTAGGTCCTTCCGGCGTCGGCTGCGCGGTGTCCGGCGTGGCAGCCGTAACCGGCACCACTGGTGCGACCGGCTGCTGCTCTGGCGCCCTGGCAGCCGGTGCGGCGACTGGCTGCGCCTGAACTTCCGGCGTCTTTGCCGCGAAGCGACCGGCTTCATCCCGCGCTCGGTCCTGCGAAGCCTGGTCAGGAGCCTCCTCCCCGGTCATCGCGGCCTTTAGGCTATCGCGGATGCTCAGCGGTTCGGTTGCAACGATTTCTTCGCCACCGTCGATGACGGCGCCGTTATTCAGATCTGACATTGGGATTTCCTTATTCGGGGGCTGACGCCCGGTCAGGAGTTATATTCGGCGTAGGTGGTCCGCAGGGTTTCGCGGATCGCCTTTCGATCGGCCTTCGGCTTTTCGACTGGTCTCGGCTTTTCGTTGCCGATCTCTTCCACGCCATGAGCGCGGTATTCGGAGCGCAGCTTTGATTTCGACGTGTACATCTGCCCGTCATGCATCGAGCGGATCTCGATCCCATCACTGACGAAACGCGGCGCCGGCAGATCGGAAGCGCTCATGATACGCTCAGGCAAGCAATTATGCGGCCATGCATCAAGCTCGTGCCAGCCACCACAGACGCGACAATAACGCTGTTTCATGGGCGCCATTCTCCATTGATACAAATCTGAAGACGCCCAGAACCCGGCAACATACGGAAGCATCTCCGGTCATATTGCTGGCCTGCCACCCACGGCTGATTACCGGCGGCAAATTCATGGAAATCGCCGGACTGGATCACATGATGAAGAAGCAGGTCATTCTTCACGTAGCAGATGACCTCACCTTTTTCTGTCGTGACTGAATCGCCGGCCTTTGCGACGACAGGGCTCATTGCTGCGGTCCCTGTGACGGCTGCGCGGCCTGTTCCATGGCTTGCTGATGCTGGAAGGCGGTGCGCTGCATTTCCTGCGCGTGCTGCTTATCGGCCATATGCTGCTGACGCTGCATCTCGGTCATCGCCTGTTGGTGTTCAAGACCCGCCTGCACGACGCTAAGCTGCGCCTTCTTCTGCTCTGCCTCTGCCTTGACCTGTGTCGTCTGGAGCTTCATCTGCTCATCTGGCGACGGCTGCGGCGGCGGCTTGGGCGCCATGACCTGCTGTGAAACCGCGCCGATTGCCTGCTCAAGCGAGTTTTCGAGCTGGCGACCGGTGCGGAATCCACGCGCGACGAACAACAGCACCTCACCCATGACGGGCACGAGGCTTGGCATCTGCTGCGCGACTGGGCCGGCCTGCTGGATAAATCCGCCGATCACCTCGGCAAATTGCATGCGGTTTTGCTTTTCGGCATTTTCGTCCGGCTCGATCGTCGAATCCGTCTCGATATCGATCCTGAACCCGCGCACGTTGTCGTCACGCAGAAGCCGCACCACGTCATCGATCGATGGCTGCTGCATCATGTTTGGATCTGGCCCTTGCGGTGGTGGAGGCGGCTGCTGGCCGATCTCCTGCGCTCGCTGCGCAATCAGCTGGTATTGCTGCTGCTGCATTTGCGCCTGCTGCTTCTGCTCATTGGTGAGGAGATTTATCCCACTCATGAGCATCAGCGTCTGGGGCTGGAAAAGGTTGCAGATGATTTCGCCTGAGATCCGCGTGACATCGCGGGCAAAACGAGCAAGTTCGCCCTGTCTGTCTCGAATCCGGATCGATCCCCACTGGCTCTTTATAACCTGGGCGCCCTTTGTCTCGTTCGGATCGGTATCGCCGCGGACAATATCCGATATGCCGGTGATCTGGTAAACGTCCTCGATAAGCTGCTTTCGGGCTTCAATACAGGCAACCATGACCTTCTGGACCTGCTCGACCGGCAACCAGACGATGGCGTTTGAACCGCCCTTGTCGGTAAATGCCGCCCATGCCGGGATTGGTATCATGGCCGTGTCGTTGGTCGGGTCAAGCGCACGCTCGATCGCGCTGGACACGTCCCCGTCGCCGGCCGGATAAAAGCCGACAAGGCGAAGCTGATCGGTCAGCTTGTTGATGCGCTTGGTCAGACTGTCGATTTCTTCGACCTGGCCCTGATAATAGACGTAATCCGGAACCGGGATGAGACTGCCCGTCGATGTCGTGCCGTAGGCAGGGCGCGGGCAAGGCCAGAAGTCTTCGAGATCAAGCGGCGGCTCGGATACTTCCAGTGCCTGCGATGATCCATCTGCTATCCAGACGGTATAATTCTCGGATTTGCACCAGATTTCCCAGATACCGGTTTTCCCGGCATTCTGGGCGCGCTCTGTATCGTTCTTGCCCTTCTTGGTGTCGATGACCTCCGAAGCCAGGCGCTCATAGGCTTCGTCGCCAAAGCGTTCCTTGATCTCGTCTTTGTCCATTGGAACGCGGCGTGCCACCCACGTCACATCACCCCAGCGCCGAGCCGGCGTGTGCAAGAAGTCCGACCAGTGCACGTAATCGATAGCGATGCGCTCTGCCGTGATTTTCTCTTCCGGCTGTTCCTGCGCGGTTTCCTGCTGTTCCTGTTGCGGCGTCTCGCTCGTCTCTGTGCCGAGATCCTGCGGCTCGATATCAGCCTCGTACCGAATCCAGCACGTTGCGCGAGCGAATAGCAGGAAATCGTCGCGATCCTGCTTCATCAAGGAATCGAGATCGCCCTTCTCCATCTGGTAGGAGAGAATGCGCTCGAGCATTTCAGAGGCAACGCGGCCGATGGGATCCGGGTCTTTGAAACGACGCTCGACGGCTGGCGACGGCACGCGAGCATAGACCGCAGGCTGAAGCGTCGAGATATTGGCCCACAGCATCGGAAACGAGCGGTTGGCAGAATTCTCCGACGTATTCTGAGCAAGATAGATTTTCTCGATCTTCTCGCAGCGATTACGCCATTTTTCGAAATAACGAGACGCGCGCTCAAGCTCACCCTTCCACTTGGGGCCAAGCTTTGCGAGATCATACTCGCCGGCATCGCTCTCGTCGTTCGGGTCGAGTTCGGACATCACACTCTTTCTCTGCGGGAAGGCGTCATCTTGATGGCGTCGGCAAAGGTCATATCGCTGAGATTGACAGGGGCTGCAGGCTTAACCGGCTCGACAGGCAAGTCACGATAGAACGACGCAAGACCGGCTAATGCGCTGGCGCCGTGCGATGCCCAATCGTGGCGGGGATGGGGTTTCCATGTCGACAGATCCTCATCCCACTCTTTGCGGTAGTTTCGAAGGCACTTCAGACCGTCAGAGGTCGCGGCTTCATCAAACTCGCAGGAATCGAGCAGCCGGCGCGTACCGTTGATTTGATCCTCGATGTAAGCGCGCTCTACCTTTTCGACGGTTCCGAGGTTCCGCTTTTTGATCTCGGCAAGCATGATCTGGATGCGAGTAAGGCCGCCGCGCGTCCATTCCCGCACCTTGATATCGTGCGGCATGTAATGGGTGCCGTAGACGTATCCATGCTCTTTTGAGCGGCGCTCCAGCTCGTCGATCTGGGCATCCATGCCGCCGCCGACGATTTCGAAGTAGCCAATCAGCCGAACCCGGCCGGGAACGATCTGAAACAGCCACGTCGTGTTGGCGTCATCCATCCCGATATCGCTGATGGAATGGACCGGGTAATTAGGAACATGCGGGAAAAGCCCTATCCGCTGCTGAAGCTCGGCTTTCGCCATCTGCTCCGCGTAATAGGCGCCCTCAACACTGGCCTCGAATGCCTCGGCCGGCGTCGACGGGTATTCCCGCTTCATGTCTCCCTTTTGGCTCTCAGCCTTTTTGACGTACCAGGCCTTTTGCCTGTCATTGAGATGGACGCCGCTGTTTTCGGCAAGCTTCTCGAAATATTTCGATAGTTCCTCGGGGATGACGACGCCTCCAGGGTCGATCTCGTAATCCGGTGATTTCCACCACGGATAAAAATGGAATTTCCAGTCGATCGGCGTGAGCTTCGTGCCCATGCGCGCCTTTACCTGCGCAGCCTGGCATGTGTCGTAAAAGTCGCCGTCCTGCCCTTCAGCCGTACTTTCCGTGAAGACGATCTGTCCAGCCTGGACGGTATTGAGCGCGCCCGTTCTAATCTCTCGAGCCTTCTGCGGATACTTGGCGCAGATCTTCCCATATTCGGAAATATGGAGATATTGCAGCGTGCCAGACCGAAGCGACGTTCCGACGCGGATCGAACTATTATTCGACAGCAGCAACTCTGTAGAATTGGACTGCACGATCGAAACCGCGCTCCGGAGCTGCTCTGGCAGATTATCGTAAGGGTATTTCACCTTATCGCGGAAAATAACCTGAGCATCGCCGAGCGTGTGGGCGATCGTGCCGGCGCGGATATCTCGGTTGAACACGCAGGCGTCGAGCATGAAGATCTGGATGAACGTCGTAAACCCGAGCTGGCGAGCCTTCAGGATGGCGTTCATGTAATGCATATCGTCGAAAAGGGCTTCCTGAGCCCAATTCATCTGAAAGCGGACGCGTACCCCATCTTTCCCGACGATGTGATAGAGGTTGTTGAGACGCCAGCGCCAGTCCGAGAACTGGTCAAGTGCTGTTCGGAAGGCCGCGGGTCTTGCCATTCAACGCTTCCAGTAGATCAGCTACGCCGTTCGTGACGCCATGCTCAACCTCGACCTTGGCGCCGTATTTCTTCGGCCGCATCTTCTCGGCGATCCACTGGCGCGTCGAGATGCGTAACTGAGAACGCCGCAAAGCTTCGCCGTTTTCCTGCCAGCCGATAAGCTCGCCGTCGGCGTTCTTCTTCTCCATCCAGTCGTTGCTGCCGTCGTCGGCAATATCGATCATCTCGTCGACGAGGACGTCGGCCTGGGCCTCGCGCGCGAGCGCGTACTTGGTCCGGAATGCCTCGTGCTGTGTCAGCCACGCAAACACCGTCGACTTAGCGGGCAACGCTTCATCGAGGCAGATGGAGCGGAGGCTTTCTCCATTCGCAATGCGATCGCAGATTATGTCAGATGTCTTGATGGTGAACTTGGTCGGTCTGCCTGTCATTGTCCCCTGCCTTCTGATCGGCTGGTTGGAATTGCATTGATTGTCGTTCGAAGTTCAGCCACTCTCATGCCGTGCATTACGCTGAGACATGGACGCTAGAACTAAAGGGGACCTTGAAATGAAAGAACTAAGGGAAATTCTCGCCAAAATTGAACGCGGCGATACCCTGGATGCAACAGCGGTCAAAGCTGCATTGTCTGAAGTTGAGTTAGAAATCAGTGCTCTACGCGCTGCAGTCTCAGTCTTGTACGATAATATCCTGCTCAGCGGCCCCAAAATATATGCCTCCCTCGCGAACATGAATGTTAACAACGGTAGGAAGCAGCCTGGGGTCCGGAAGGAAGTCAGTTTGAAGGTTTTGGAGATTGCCCATTCCCTGGATGAAGCCATCGAGCCGAGGGACTGACCGGCTGACCCACTTGGCGCTGTCATAATGTGACCAGTCCGGAGTGGCTTGGCAGTAGAGACATATAGCCTGTAAGAGCTGAGCCAGCATGGACGGGAAACGCCTTCCTATATGGATAAACATCCAGAAAGGAGGCGCTGCTCATGCTCCAACATCTTACCGATTACTGGCCGCTCATAGCGCACGCTGCGCAAATCGTGGCTGCCATGACGACAATCTACCGAAATTTAAAAGCCGCCCGATGACAAGTCGGGCGGCTCAACTATTTACCACGAAAATCGTGGTTTTTCTTGCGCTACCACGATTTTCGTGGGACAATAATCTTGCCGAAGCAATCCCGCTTCGGCAGGACTAGGAGGTCCAAATGGGCGTTAAGCTCACACTCCAAGTCCGGATCGGCAAGTGGAGACTGACAATCTCCGTAGCCCGGTAACCGGGGGCCGGAGGGGTCTAGCCACCCTTCCGGTTCCCAGACGATATAGCAAACTTTGGAGGCCATCTCAATGACCGAAGAAATCCTGGATGCTGCCAAACTTAAACATCTTCGAACCGGCGCACATCTGACGATGCCTCAATTTGCCGAGGCGATGGGGCTGCCTCTTAGATCGTATGAGGATCTTGAGCAAGGGAGGGTAGCTTTTAGACCGATCCATCATAACGCGGCGACGTGGGCCCTCGTCAGGCTATTCAAAGCCGGTGCGATTCCTGGTGGCCTTCCGTTTGATGTTGAAGAGACTATAAGGATCTCAGCTCAAATGATTGTCGAACGAAATGGGACAGCCAAATAATATCTCTTCCATCAGGAGATCAGAAGTGACGGGTGACCTGCATCGCTACATAGAAAAGATGAAAAAGATGATGGGCGAAATTGACCAGCTCATTGAGGAGGACAAGATGCTCCTTGACATGCATCGCCGCTTTGGAATCACCGACGAGGCCGGCGAAAAGCAATTGTTGAACGGCTTGCAAAGTCTCGAAGAGAGCCGGAAGCGTTATTCGAAATACCTCGAAAACGCCATGGCTTCGTCGTTGGGAATACCCCAAAAGACACGACACTCTCCAAAGTGAGAAGCCCGACCAACAGTTATGCCGATCGGTCCTGAAACTATAATCTGGCTTGGCCGAGTTATAGTAAAGCGGTTGTTTGGTATAACAACCGTGGATGACGGTTCGGCTTAGCCAGGCGTATTCATCGCCGTCATTTTCCTCTTGGGAGGAATGGGTATCGGTCGCACCGCCCCATCTCGACATCAGAACTTGTTCTGTTCAATGCTCGATCTTTCGCACGAACCTCTCAACATCGTTGTGCCGTCGCTTTTTCTTCTACCTGTTATCTGACCGCTCCCGCGATTGATCGCGTACCGCGCTGTAACGCTGTCCTGGAGAATGATCTCATCATCATTCGCAACGACACGTGTCCGCGTCCCGACGAAGTACCACCCACTCCCATCGTTCTCATGAATACGGACGGTGCGCGTGTCCCATGTGAGTTCGTAGCGAAGTTTGTAGCTTACCTGACTACCATCGCCCTTGGATACTGTGACATTGCATAGCAAATAAAGATCCGCGGCCGACGCGGTCTGCACACAGAATCCTATTATCAAACCGATGAGCGCCAACCCCAGCTTGTGCATATTATCCCCCACGACACAGCCCCGAGGATAATACAATCACAACAAGAATAACGAGTCTATACGGGTCTACCGGGGCATCGCCTGACACCGCCTATGCTGATAAAATTACGTCAACTTCTCGTGCCGCACGTTTTTCAGGACTGGCATGGGCTAACCTTGGGGAACATGATGACAAGATTCTACGTCGCGAAAATCGTTAGAACTAACGGAACGAGAAGTAATCCAATTACTCTTTTTGCCGAAAATGACGACGATGCTCGGTCCAAAGTCGCCGCGAGCAAGTTGGCTTATGGCCACAAGGAAATATTCATCGCTCACCTCAGTCCAGAAAGCCAGGGGACATTTGACCGTTGGGTAGATGACAACAATGGTATCGTTGAGCATGCTGACTATGCGTTTACAGACGATGGACCAATAAGCACATACAAACTGTTTCAGAAGAAACAGTAGGCGAATCTGCCCGGAATGATCGCGCCCCTGGCTCATGATTGCCGTTTCCGGCCTACAGGCTATGCCTGATCTGAGGGGTTCCAGCGCTTGCGCGAATTGCTACAGGCGACCACTGGGCCGCGTAGGACGTTGGTCTTCCGAATAGGTCCTTATTTCCCTCGACAGCAAGTTTTACTTGGTGCAATCTGAACTTGCTGTCTGGATGGAGGATAAAACGTGGACCCTGTAAGTTTCTTGGGCCTCGTGGCCGCGATTATTACTATCGCAGATGCAATAGAGAAAAGACTCGGAAAAACTCCAGAGCCGAATGAACTGGCGTCCGCTTATATGGCCGAGATCGATGCCGGGCGAAGAGTGCCGATGCCCGGAGTGACGCAAGAAGATATAACTCGGATCGCCGAGCAATACATCAGCATCAAGAATTTCAACGGACCTTTTATCGACCGTATAAAAAGGTATTGCATCCAAACCTACCAAGATGCAATCGACAACAATCCGAATGATAGAGAGCTTGATGATGCCTACCGACATGCGCAGCAATGCGTCTGCCGCAATATAGGGATGGCACGGCGACATCTTTCGCCGGGCGGCACGGGTTGGGACGATTTCAGTGAGTGGTTTGATCAATTCAACTGCCTGGACAGGATCTAACACAAGCCACGTATATCTCATGACATGGAGATCGGATCTGCGCGGCCCGTACGGGCCGTTATCGATTTACCCAGCGGCTTACCGTTTGCCCCGCTTGCTGAAACGAAAAAAGGCCGCTCGAAAGCGACCCTCTGTTGCGGTGAGCGCCAAAAGCGCAAATCACCAATTCTTGCACGGAAGATGGCCGATAATGCCAAATTTGCCAAGCATTTTTTAGTGAATTTCACCAGCATCCCCAAAGTTTCTGGGAAAATCTACGTGTTAGCTGCGATCCAAGCATCGGTGATTGCAGTCTCGAAGCGCTTCCTGGCGGTCTCGTCGCTGCGACCGATCTGCTTGCCGATTAGGCCGAACGACACGTCGTAGGAACGCCACCAGAGGATGCGCCAAGCGGACCTGTCTAGGTGCCTCACCCACGACAACGCCGTCAGGTAGTCAGAGACGTCGGCCGGCGTTGGCTGGAAGCGAGGCTGCGCGTCATCGTCTGGATCGTAGGCGTCGAGGTATTCCCGCACGTAGTCCGGCGACGACGACTTGATAATGAAGAAGCGGCGCTCGCGATCGGGAACGGCACGCAGCGTCTTCATGGCGCGCATCAATCGCTCCTCGATTTCCGTGCGTGGCACCTTGGTCTTGGACGACGCCACCCGCGGCGCTGGACGCCGATCTGGCTGGGCGCGAAGGCTGGCGCGGTTGTGAATTCGCAGGTGGCTGTCCTCCGGCAACACCATGCAGCCAGGCACACGCGGCTTGGCAGTCGGGGCTTTCACTCGGGTCTTACGAATTTTTGGCATACTTTGCCCCCATCTTAACAATGCCGCGGCGTTCCAGTGACATGCACACGTAGGACGGCCGCCAGTTGATCGGTGTTGGTGCCCTCCTCGGTGGGTCGATCTGGAACCAGTCGCCGTTTGCGTCGAGGAAGAACTGAAGCCCATCGGCTGCGAAGTGGCCCATCATGTCGTCAAAGAGCAGATCGCAGATGAGGCCGGTCCCGCGAGGCGCCGTATTCATTGGCCGCCAAGGATTTTCGCGGTCATGTGATTCTCGCTCTTGCCGTTCCCTGATCGTCATGCTGCTAACTCCCTATCGCGCCAGTCGACGCCATCGTTGGGCTCAAGAAGGTTGGCGGGAACCATGCAGCCCGGAAGTCCCGGCGCTGGCCCCCACTGGGCGGTCAGCCACTTCGATTCGCGGCGACCGTAGCCAAGCCGCTTGCGCCAATCCTCCTCGCCGACCATCTTCAACGCTTGCGGCTCCGCAGGCGCGAAGCTTTCGAACCGACGCTTCGAGATGAAGCGGCAGGCGTGCTGAACTTCGAGGTTTGGTTTTTCCTTGAGCAGGGACCTGTAGCCGGGGATCGCCGCGAGGCATGCTGCTCGATCATCCAAGCAGAGCTTCTTCCAAGCGTCGTGGGCTTCTTTTTTGCCCATGCCCTTGTGTGTCGGGTATGCCTTCCAGAAGGTCTCGAACTGCTCTGGATAAGAAAATCTTTTCTTCGATTTCGGCTTCTCGTCCGAACTGGTTTCGGACAAAGAACCGTTAGGTTCTTCTATTAATATCTGAGCTTCTGAGATTGGTTGAACGTCGGTTGAACGCCCGTCCAACGGATGTTCAACTTCACCGCTGTTTTTCCTACGTTTTTTCGCTGATGTTTTTCCGGCCTCTGATTGCTTCTTCAGCATTTCTGCGCGGGAAGTGAACGCATTTTCGCAGCGAACATTCCAAAGCCCGCAGTCGAGCCGAACGATTTTTCCTTCCTCCAAGAGGTCATTCAAGACCTTTTTGAACACTCGAATATCGGCACCGCACATGCGCGCCAGGCGCTCCTCGGATTGGTCCAGGGCCACGCCCCGGTTATACATCTCGTTCAACAGGACAGTGTAAATCCCGATCTCCTGAGCCTTCATCCCCCGAATCCCGCCGAGGAAGTCGTCCTGAAACCACTGCACGTAAGGCAGCAGGCAGTGACGATAATCCGGCACGTAGTCAGCTCGCATCAGAACGACCTCGCCGCGTTGCGGACAGCCGAGCAGGCTATGTCAATGAACAGATCGACGGTCTTGACCGGCCCGTTGCGCTGCTTGGCGATGATGAATTCAAGCTTGTTTTGGCATTCGACCAGGCGCTCCGACCGCTCGAACTCGGACTCCTCGTCTTTGCCTTTGGCCTTTTCGAGGTAGTAGGCTTCGCGATAGATGAACGCGACCGTGTCAGCGTCTTGCTCGATCGAGCCGGAATCGCGTAGGTCAGAAAGCATTGGCCGCTTGTCTTCTCGGCTTTCGACGCCACGCGATAGCTGCGACAGCGCCACCATAGCCAGATCGTTCTCACGGGCGATCTGGCGCAGGCCGGCGGATATTTCGCTGACCTCAGACACACGGTTCCCAGCGTAGCGCGATGACGCTGCAATGAGCTGCAGGTAATCGACGATCAGGAGATCGATCTTACTGCCGGCGCGCTCGGCAACGTCCTGCATGCGCTCGACCTTGACCCGCAGGTCGGTGATTGAAAGGCCGGACTGCTCTTCGATCCAGAGCGGCAGTTGGTTCAGGTTTTGCTTCGCTGCGACAATGCCCTCGAAATCCTTCTCCGATACCCTGCCGGTGATCAAATCATTGTACGGAACTCGTAGGTTCCAATCGTAGGCGATATCGGTCAGGGCGCGCATGGCAAGGCGATTGGAACCCATTTCCAGCGATATGAAACCGACGCCGGCGCCGCTCCTTGCTGCCTTGATCCCTATCCCCAGGCCGACGGCAGTCTTGCCCATAGACGGCCTGGCGCCGAGAACGACCATCTCGCCGCGCTGAAGGCCACCGGTTGCTGCGTTTATGTCGGCCAGTCCCCAAGTGATGCCGGTTATACCACTTCCACGGTTGATAGCGTCCTGGACCTCGTCCAAGGCGGTATCGGCAGCTTCGGATATCGAGAACCTTGTCTTTCCCCGTCCGCCGCCCCGAAGCGCGGCTGCAATATCGTCGAATGCCCGCGTCGCGTTGCGGATCAGTGCGCCCGGATCGACGCCAGGGTCATTTGCCGCGACCGCAATATTCTCGGCCTCGATCGCCAGACCGATCCGCGCGGATTGCGAAAGCAGGTTCGGGATGCTGTTCTTGAACCCGGCAATGCCGTGAACGGTGTTCGAGGCGAGAGCGGCCAGATATGCCGACAGGGGCCGGCCGATCAACTTGTTCCACTGCGCCGCCTCGTCTTCCGGAAACAGCTTGTGAACTATGCCGAGACTTGCGCTGTTGTATCGCTCGTGCCCGAGCAGCATGTTTTCGTAGATCCGCCGGTGAAGTGGCTCCACGAAGTGTTCTGGCTTTACGACGCCCAGCACGGCCGTCACGCTACCGGCCATCAGCAGAGACCCGAGTATCTCTTGCTCGATCTCCGGCACGAAGCCGCGGTTGGGCAGATTGAGGTGAGCGCTACCGTCTGGCATCCACAAGATCCCCGGCGGTGAACAGTTGGTAGAATTTCCTGAATGCCAAGGCGGCGGCGCGTCCGTCCTCAAGCTTCAGCGTCAGGTCTGCCTGATTTCTGGCAGCAACGTAGGCGTACCAGGCCTCGCTTTGCGCTTCCAGCGAAGGCAGATCATCATTGGCGACGTTCGTGGCAGCCAGCGCGCATCCGCGTTTGGAGATATTCATAGCGCCACGCCCCCTGTCCGCGTCCTGTCAATTTCAGGAGGATAAAGATCGGGGCGAAGATCAGATCGACTGACGCCGCTGACTCGCTCGACAGCGAGCACGCGGCCTGCCGGCACCTTCTTCCACTGGCAAACAGCTTGAGCGGTCACGCCAATGCGGCCGGCCAGCTGAGAAGGGCCACCCACTGCTTTCAAAGCTTTCTTGAGGGACATAAGGAAATCTCACTTGATTTAATCAAGCGAAATAAAGCAGATTTTAACGCCTTTTTCAAGTAGTGCTTTATTGAAAACTTCAGGCGTGCCTTTATCCTGCCAACAGCACTGGAGAAATCAAGCGATGACAAGTCCGTCTTTGGGTCAGCAGATAAAAGAAGCGCGCAAGCGGGCTAGCATGACGCAAGCCGATGTTGCTGAAAAAATGTCAATCAGCGTTCAGGCGGTTAGCCAATGGGAGACGAACAGGACTATTCCGAATTATAAAAACCTTCGTGATCTCCAGCGGCTCATAGGAGTGTCAATAGACGACGGCATGACGGCGAAAGATTTCCTTCAAAGCATGCACGTATCTTGGGAAGAGCCGGATGTGGCCGTTCGAGCTCCGATCGTCGATTGGAAGAACCCGAGCGAATGGGGGAATGTCGATCCCGACGACACAGATGATGAAAACCCCTTTCGGTGGGTCGCCGACGACTTCTTAGAAGTGCGCTGGAAGCCAATCGGGGACGTTTTTGCGTTGAGAGTAAGAAGCGATTATTTAAGACCAGATTTTATGACTGGCGATTTCATAATAATCGATACCGGTCGCGCTGCAGAGAAAAACGATGTTGTGGTGGTTGAAACGGAGGAGCGCGTTATATTAGGAAGATATATACCCATGGGTATAGATGAACATCGAGCACCGATATTCGAAATCCGGGATAACATCCCCAGTCCCCCGAATTCTACCACCAAGCGTTTCGATGCACAAAAGCCGGGGCGCGTGATTGGGGTTGTTCGTGAACAACGTCGATATTTCCGTATGGATTAATTTTTCATAAATTTTCTCTTGATATTTAAATCAAGCGATGCTTTATTTTTTCCATCAAATCGATGGAGCCTATATGACGTCGCACCTCACTCAACTTGACATCGATATTGCCAGCGCATTGCTGCATGATCGACAGCGCCGCTCATCGGTCTCATGTGCGATCAACGCTCACCTGAATGCCGTTCGGGTTGACGAGGCACAGTTTGATGACGCAGGCGTCGCGTTCAATGCCGCAGCGGCGGCGTCAGTGATACTTTGGTTGAATGCCTTTGCCGTGAGGACTACGGCGCCCCGGAAACGATCGCGATATTCCTTCGGTCGCTGGTTCTGCCATCGCGCACGCATGCGTGTGACGCCCGCCACGAGAAGCTGCGATGACCCGTTGGATCAGATATCACTTGGGTTTGTGTGTTCGTGATCTATAATATTCGCGAAGCTTCATCCACTGCTCGAACCGCTTGCTATTCGATACCTTTGGCGCGTCGAATATACCGGCCTCAATGCGTTCAATATTCCCGCCTGATGCCTCCGATATTGCCTGTAGGTGCGTCACTATTTCGTCCCAGGACTGGGGATAACCATCGGCGTCCAACAGGACGTAGAGTGTGTTTTCATCGGAAAATTGCCGCGTCGCCCACTCGTCCCAGCCGCTCAGCCGTTTTTCATAGTTGTGAATTTCCGCAGAACGCTGAGCATTCTCACGCTCTAACCTGGCAATCTTTTCGAGGAGCTCTCCAAGCTCGGCGTCAAGTTCTTCAAAGGTATACTGGAGACGCTCTACGATCTCACCGTTCATCGAGCGGTTATTCAGTTCGGCCGCAGATTTTATGCGCTCACGCAACCCGTCGGGCATGCGCAAGAGGAATTTGTCCAGCTCTTCATTCGGTGTCTTCGGCGGTCTATCCATGGTCAACCCCTATAATATCAGTTCGATATTAAATAAATGATATCGAATCGATATAAGGAATTGACATAGAATGATATCAAAGCGATATTAATCTTACTGGAGGATGAATGTATGAAAGGTGAAGCTAAACTTCTTTGCCGCCTCCCACCGGAAATCAAAGGATTCCTCGAAAAGCAATCCGAGAAATTCGGGAGCTCCATGAACAGCGAAGTCGTTCGCAGTATCAGGGAGCGGATGGAAAGAGCGGAAAGGGAAATGCCGGCTCAAGCCGGAGAATAGCAGCAGACGGGGAAAGAGTTTGGCGACCAATCCCCGCCTCTGCAAAGTCCACATCAAACAAAAGGAATTGCCTGATGAGCAATCACAGGAATAGCACGCCCGCGCCCGATATTTCAAGTGAAGGCGCACCCGTGAATAAAAAATCTGCGGCTGAGAAAGCCCTCCTCGATCTCGAGGCCCAGATTTGCGACATCTACGCTATGGTTCACGTCTCGAGTTTGCTTTTCGAGGATCTGATCGAAAAGCCTTTCATGGGAGACAAACTCAAATTTGTCTCATCCTATGAGATGGACATGCTGAGCTTCGCTTGCCACGACCTTGTGGGGCGAGCCTCATCCCTGCGGAATGATTTCTATGCCGCTGCTCATGGGAAGGACGCGTGATGACCGCAAGCACCACCGCCGGCCTCTCGGGGCCATCAAGCCTTGTCTTGGACGCTCAGAACATCCTCTCGGAGATCAAGCACCTCAACGAGGCAATTTTCATGGCGGCGCACGGTCTTGGCAACCGCGACCACATGAACGCAATCACGTCCGTCGCAGACATCATCGACAAGAAACTCCATGTCGTTGAGGAGATGCTCGACGCAGCGCGGGGGGCAGATCAATGAATCTTTCCCGCAGACAATCGCTCGGCCTGCTCGCCGGCGCCGTGATCCCGCCAACGGTGGTCGTAGGCGCCGCGCCGCTCGTAGCGGTAGCAACCAAGATGACACCGCAGGAGCGGTATGATTTCCACCTGGCAGAACTCAAGAAGGCTGCTGAGGAAATCGAACCGATGATAGGCCGTTGGCATGTCTCCGGACTTGCCGAAGGCGAGACAGGGGGATGTGCCCTGATCATCACGGCCTTTCGGGTGACCGGCCGATATCAAGGTGATGGTTTGTATGAGCGCGGCAAGCCGAACTGGAACGGGGTCTTTACGCGATACAACGTTCGCCTTCTCGATCATCGTATCGATGACGAACGGCTGTTTGAAGTGAGAGGCCCAGGCGAACGAATGCAGCTGATCGAGTCCAATCTCAACACCTTCATTGGCCGCAAAGTAGGAGCGCTCTCATGACCCAACGCAAGGACAGGTTCCGAGATGCCCTTGGTGCGGCCGAAAGCTATCTCCGCGCTTTGGAGTTGATGGCTTGCGCCACCTTCGACGGGGGAGGCAAAGATTATTGCGCTTACCTCGCAATCATCGCCGCCGCCAAAGCCGAGGTTAACGTCGCTCAGGTTATCATCGACGTGATGGAGGTCGACTGATGTTGACCGACCTCATTGCTCAATACCATGAAGCCCAGCGCGTCTGGCAGGCTCAGTTCGACGAAGACGACACAAAGGCCAGCAACTCTAAGGAATGGGATGCATACGAGGCAGCAGAGGACGCCATCCTCTATTACCCGTGCAAGACCCTGGAGGATGTCCAGACGAAAGCCAGCTTCGTGCTTGCGGACACCAATGCCCTCGATAGCGTGACGAACTGCTTTCGCTCGGATGATGGCGCGCCGTCCTTGGTCCTCTTCCTTCGCTCACTGCTGGGCGAGCCGCCTGTGGATAACGGGGGAAACTGAGCGATGGCGACCGAAACGCCCCATCCGGTCGGCGACGACGAACCGGTGACCCTTGCCGAGGCATGCAGCATCTTCTTCCGTGGCAGGCTGACGAAGTCCGCTCTCCGAACGGAGGCGCGCAAAGGCAATCTGGAAATCCTCCAGATCGCCGGGAAGGACTTCGTCACCCGCAACGCCATCGAAAGGATGAAAGAGAAATGTCTCAGAAGAAACGACCAGCCCGGCTCTGGCTCAGGCCAGACACCGGGACCTGGGTTATCAAAGACGGGAGCAAGCGCGTCAGCACAGAATGCCCTGAGGCTGAAGTTGCAGCAGCGCAAGCAAAGCTCGCAGACTACATCGCAGCCCAATACCAACCAGAGCGCAGCAGTCGTTCCGCTGAAGTCTCCATAGGTGATGTACTGCTGGTCTACCTCGATGAGAAATGCCCGAAGACCGCGCGGCCGAAGGAAACGGAGGCAATGATCGCACGGCTGAACGACTTCTTCGGCGATATGCTGATCTCGGAGATCCGTGGGAAGACGTGCCGGGAGTTTGCCGACGACCGCGGCAACGAGGGCGGGGCTCGTCGCGATCTCGAAGTCCTTCGCGCGGCCGTGAACTATTACCATGCCGAACATACGCTCGACATGGTTCCGAAGATCACCCTACCCCAGAAGGGAACGCCTCGCCAAAAGTGGCTTACGAGGAAGGAAGTGGCAAAGCTCTTGCGCGCCGCGCGGGATGAGAAGCAGTGCGGTCACCTGGTCCGGCTGATCATGATCGGCCTCTACACCGGCACGCGCCTATCAGCGATCCTGAACCTGCAGTGGATACCGAACGTCAACGGCGGCCACGTAGACCTCGATCGGGGCGTAATCTATCGCAAGGCCGAGGGCGAGCGTGTGGCGCATAACAAGCGCAAAACGCCGGTCAAGATCCCGCCTCGCCTGCTCCGCTTTCTGCGATACTGGAAGCTGGCCGACACGAAGACCGATTCGGAAGGCCGTAAGGTCACCTTGCGCTATGTGGTTCACTACGCCGGGGAGAAGATCGTTAAGCCTCACAAAGCCTTCAGGACGGTCCGAGGCGCGGCAGGCTTCGATGATGACGTAACACCGCACGTTCTGCGCCATACGCGCGCTACGTGGCTTGCACAGGCCGGCATTGATACCGAGCAGGCAGCAGCGTCCCTGGGGCTAACATCGGAAGAGTTCGAGCGGACCTACGCGCATGCGAGTCCTGATTTTCAGAACGAAGCAGCGAACGCATTTTAACCGGTCCGCAAGCCAAACGGTCCGCAATCGGTCCGTAGGTCAAAAAAGTAAGTATCGAGGAATTCAGATTTTCGGGAAATAAATGAACCTTTTCAATGGTTCAGACTGGTCGGAGTGGAGTGATTCGAACACTCGACCCCCACGTCCCGAACGTGGTGCGCTACCAGACTGCGCTACACTCCGTGACCAGCGGCGCTTCTATAGACCAGCCATTTTTGATGTACAAGCACCAAATTCAAAAAAACCATTTGTTTCTTGACGAAAAGATTACAGAGGCAATTGCCTGGAAAATCGGCAGAAAAAACAGGCGGTGAACCGAGCAAAGTGCATAAGACGCAACACTTTCGGCAAAATCCCACTTGTACACGCGGATGGGAATTTTCTTTTGCCGGCTTTGGCGCTAAAGCCCTTAGCGGGACAGGCGGAAATGTCGTGGGACAGCGGCGCTTCCGCAACCGAATGCGAGACAGAAGCTCAAGGACGATACGATGAATATCCGCATGATCACCGCGGCGGGACTGTTGCTGGCGCTGGCCGGCTGCGCCAGCACGACCACGACACCAATTCTCCCGGCGCTTGTAAGCAACCCGGTGCAGGACCGCTGGGAAGGCCAGTCGGCCGGGCGCTTCTTCGCCTCCTACGGCCCTCCGATCTCCGACCGCGACGAAAGCGGCAACCGCGTCTACACCTGGCGGGGCGGCTACAAGACGGTCACCATCGCGACCAAGGACGGGAAGAAGGGCGGCAAGCGCTATCTGAGCTGCAAGGCCGATATCGTCACCACCCAGAGCTACGTCATCCGCTCGGTCCGCATCCTCGGCGACCAGCCCGGCACCAGCGGCTCCTCCTATTGCGCCGAACTGCTGGCGCCGCCGCCTGAAAAGGCCAGCTGA